AGATAAAGAAACAGGACAAGTACCTTTAACAATTGGAATTGCAAACAAACTGTTAAGAGATAAAGCAGAAAAAGAAGACGACAAAAAAGAAATTAAAAAAGAAGCAGTCAGTCCTTACAAATTAAAATATGAAACTTTGAGAGCAAGACTTAAAGAAAAAGCTGAAAAAGAAAAACTTGCTAAGAAAAAAGATGAACCTACAAAAGGTAGAACTATGACTGGAAATCCTGCTTCAAAAGTAAATACAGATCCAGAGATAAACTATAATCAATAGGGGGCAATTAGATTATGCCTCTTCCTAAACTCTATTGTGATATGGACGGCGTTTTGGCAGACTTTAAAAAAGGTGCCGAGAAAGCAACAGGAGTCCCTATCAGTCAATGGATGAACCTCACAAAAAGAGATAAGTGGAACCCAATTAGAAATGATTCTAAATTTTGGGAAACATTACCGTGGATGTCAGACGGTAAACAATTGTGGAACTATATCAAAAAGCATTCGCCAGATATTCTATCAGCATATGTAGATAAAAATGTAGACCCTAACTGTATACCAGGTAAAACTAAATGGTGTAGAAGTCAATTAGGTTTAAGTGGTAGAAGAGTTAATCTTGTAAAGAGAAGTCAGAAACAAAATTATGCTCAGACTGGTTATAGAAGTCCTGCCGTATTAATTGACGATTATAAACCTAATACAGATGGTTTTACAGCAAGAGGTGGTATTGGTATCTTTCATAGAAATACAGCAAATACTATCCGAGAGCTAAAAAAGCTAGGTTTCTAGCACACTTTCCCATTATAAATATACACATATATTAAGAATTGAGTACTTTAACAATTAAAAATTAAAGGAGAGAATAAAATGTCAAGTCATACAAATAAAGACGAAGCAGCTGGAGCACCATTATGGGCAACAGCAGCAATCAGAAAAGAATGGTCTAGTGCTAACCGTACTGACCTTTTTAATGACGCAACTGCTGACAATTTCATCACAGGTGTTACTATTGGTTTGTTTAATTACAAAGATAGTGAAGTATCAGATGGAAAAGTAGCTCACGCAGGTTGGAACCTAAAAACAACTGGTTCTGGTGGCAGAGCAGGTCGTGTTCAACAAGAAACTCTTGTTGCATTGACTAATTCAGCTGACGCTTAATAATCAATAACGTAGGGGCAATCCTCTATAGGGTTGCCCTTATAAATAATATTATGATGTAGGAATTACCTACAGTAGCATTCCCGAAAGGGTTAATAGGAGATAACAAATGGCAGATAAAAAAGTCACACAGCTTACCGATTTAGGTAACGCATTAGCGAGTGTAGACCTGTTTCACGTAATAGATGATCCATCAGGCACACCGATAAACAAGAAAGTATCAGCGGCAAATGTATTTAATAACGTACCAACGTTTTTAGGTCTTGCTCAAGCATCCCAAACATTAACAGCGACAGGTTCTGGAACGTTAGTTGCAGACGTAGAAAGTGCTGTTACAGAAGTTGAAGGAACATCTGGAACAGGTGCAGTAACTTTAGCAGATGGTGTTGATGGTCAGATTAAAATGATTATAGACACAGCAACAGCAGGTACTAACGCAATAACTATAACACCAGCAAATTTAAGAGGCGGAACAACCGTAACTTTAAATGCGCCAGGTGAAACAGTTACTTTATTATTTAAAAATTCAAATTGGAATGTAATTGGCGGAAATGGTTTCGTAGTTGCATAATATATTATAGAAGGAGATAATTATGGATATAAATTTGGAACAACTTACCTCGGAGAAAATTGGTTTACAAAAAGACTTTGACACCTTGGGTAAGAATATAAAACAAGTTGAAACTGATTTAGTACAAATGAAAGCAAATTTAAATGCAATCAATGGTGCTATTCAACAAGTAAACAAATTAATAGGAATGGCTGGAGGAGATAAACCAGTTAAAAAGGAAGATGATAAAAAAGTTTAAGATTTTTTATGAAGATAAAGACTTGGACGATTTTGAGGAAGAAGTAATCGCTGACTGTCCTGAAGAGGACACAGCAAAAGAAAAGGAAAAAAAAGAAAATGAAAACGTTTAAACAACACATAACAGAAGACGGCAAGATGGTTGGAACAGCAACATCTAATGCAGTTGAAGATGGTAATTTAGGCGCTCATAACATTTCCGATCCAGAAGTATTAAATAGAGTTAATGCTTTTGTAGGTTCTATTGCAGACGTAGAATTCATTAAACCACAACAAGCGGTAGATAGTTTAAGAGAAAAACTAAACCGAATAGGTTTAACTGTTTCTCCAGTTACAATGGAAGGAACATCTGGAAAAGTTAGTGCGAAAGTTAGTCAATTTGGTGGAAGATTTGGGAAAGATACAGACGGTTCTGATTTAAATGATGATGGTATATCACACAAAAAATCTGGCGGTCTAAATTTAGAAGTTAGTTATGAAACTTTAAAGAACGGTACATCCAAGGTCTACGCTAAGTTAGTGTAGGTCAAAATGTTTGAGAAAATAACCAAAGATAATTGGTTGCTATTTGCTCAACAAAATTATAGCAATCCTACATTGGAAACCAATGTGGAGTTTTTGGAAGATATTAAAAGATTTAAATATCTTAAAAGGTTATTTCGCAAATATAAAACTACAGGTGAAGTTAAAATAAGATTAATTATAAATCACATTGTAGTATTACAAAATGTTTTTAGTGCAGATGTAGCAATAACTTTATTGTTATTTAAGATAGATAGAGAATATTGGTCAGTATTAAAAACCGTATTGAACTATCTTAACTTACTTTATCAACACGAACTAGGTGATGTTGATGAAGATGAAAAGATAAAACAAATGTTAAAGGAACTTTAATGGCTAATAGAGCAGTAGATATGTTAATAACTTACCGAGTAGTTAAACTATTGGTAACACCTTGGGAAAGACAAGAAGCATTTAAGCAAGGTATTATTGATAAGAAAGGTAATGTATTAAGACCTAATAAGACATTAAAAACTACTAAAGATAAAAAAGCATATACTTATTTACATAGGTTTGTGTTTAATATGAAAAGACTATTTGCAAAAGTAGGATTAGGTAGTAGGTTTGGTTCTTTTTTTGGTGCTATGACAATGATATTGAAAGAAGATAAACAGTTAATGATACATAAAGACGCAATAGAAGCAGGTGTAGTTTCATATTTAAAAGAAACTAACCAGTATGAAACTATGTTAAATGAAGTAAGAGATATACCAGACATAGAAGATGAACCAGTAATGACTTTTTTAGGTGTGGGTATCTATGAGAAAGATAATAAACTAGTATCGGAGTATGAATATGCCAAAACATTATAAAGATATGATGGATGAAATCATCAACAAGATTGATGAAACAAAAGTAAAAGAAAATGCACCTACAAGTGCTGACATTGAGAGATTAAAAAAACAAGGTTTAAAAACTAAAACAGAAGACGCACCAGCAAATGCAGTAGCACACGGTGGTGTAGATATGAATCCAACTGGTAGAAAAAGAGTTATGGGTACTTTAAAAAGAAAAGTACAAGAGAGTGATGACAACAACAATGTTGTATTGAAAGGTGTTTATAAAGTGTTAAATAAACTTGAAGAAAAGATTGATGAATTAAGTGGAGTTGTGAAAGAAGAAATTAAAATTGAAACACCTAAAAGAAAAAAAACTATTAAAGAAAAAGCTAGAGTATGAAAAGTTTTAAAGAATTTATAGGTACAACAGGAGTAAGAATAGGAAACTATTCAAATGTACAACCTATAGCAAGTTTGGGTGATACACCGCCAAAGAAAAGACCTGGTGGTAAAAATGCAAGAGGTGTTGGTTTACACGCAGGTTATACTGCTCCAATAAATCAAAGACCTTTTCTATCTGCTGATCCAAAAGTAGAACCTAAAAATAAAAAGAAAGAAAATACTATGGGTGGTATGGTTCACGTAAGAGGTGCCCAACCAACTGCTAGTATGAGAACAAGGAAAAAGTAATATGGAATTAATAATAAGTTTAGCACTAAAGTTTTGGATGTGGTCTATAGTAATTTTAGTTATTATAGCAGGACTAATTATCAATATGTTTGATAAGAAGAAACCTAAATGTCATAACTTTAGTTATAAAAAAATGCCAGTAATGAGAGCTCTACCTATACGAACAAAAGGTAAAGGTTTCTTTAAGGGTATCTTAATGTGGATTCTCACTACAAGAAATTGGGAAATTGCAGAAGATTTTAACTACGAAATAAATGACGTTAAGTACGTCATACCAGCAGGTTTTAAATTTGATGGTGCAAGTATACCAAAATTCTTGCATACATTTTTATCACCAGTTGGAGTGCTTTTAATGGGTGGATTGGTACACGATTATGCTTATAAGTATCAGACACTATTAAAAATAAATAAGGCAGATACCCTAGGTATTATATCTCAAAAAAGAGCAGACGAAATCTTTAGAGATATTAATATTGGAGTAAATGGTTTCTATCTTATGAACTACTTAGCATACTGGTCGTTAAGACTAGGTGGCTTTGTTGCGTGGAATAAACACCGTAAAGTCAACGCTAAGATTAAGTAAAAAGGAGAAAAACTAATGGAGTTTATAACAGGAAGAATTAAAGAACTAACATCTTTACACGGTGCAGTATTAATCGGTTTAGGTGTTGTGGTTTTATTTTTTAGTCCCATTGCTAAAATTGCGGCTTGGGCTGCAATTGCTTACGGCGCTTGGGCAATTTTAAAGAAAGACTAAAACAATGTTTGGCACAATGAAAATGGTAATGGTTGTAATAATGATAGGCGGACTTGCTGGAGCAGGTATGTATGTTATGAAATTACGATCCGATAATGCCATTTTAAAAGCCAATCAAATTAAACTTGAAGAAGCGGTGAGTTCCCAAAAGGAACTCATTGCTAAACAGCAAGAAGACTTTAAAGAAATACTTGAAGCAAACAACAAGATGAACGAACTTGTTGCAAATTTAAAAAAAGATTTAGATGATTTAGATAAAAGATTTAACAAAGGTGGACGTGATTTTGGTAAACTTGCAATAGAAAAAACAAAAGTAATTCAAAAAATAATTAATGGTGCAAGTGATAAAGCAATCAGATGTGTTGAGATAGCAGGTGGGTCACCACTTACTGAACAAGAAATCAACGCAACAAAAAAATCAGAAATCAATAGAGAGTGTCCGTCAATAGCGAACCCAAATTATGTACCGTATAATAATTAGTATCATTGCTGTTTTAATACTTACTGGTTGTTCAATCGGTGAGAAACAACTTAAAATATTTAAGTTAGAAGAACCTAGGCAGAAGTTAGACTTACAGAAACCTACAATGCCTGAACTTGAAAAGTTAAGATGGATTATTATTACTTCTGACAATGCAGAAGAAGTATTCCAAAAGATGGAAGAACAAGGACTTGATCCAGTATTATTTGGATTAAGTGATAAAGACTTCCAATTAATTGCAAAAAACTTTGCTCAAATAAGAGCACACTTGAAACATACAAATGATTTACTTGAACAATATAAAGAATATTATGAACCAAGTGATAAGAAAAAAGAAGAAAAGGAGAATGAATAATGTCAGTTTATTTTACAGGTCATAGATATGACCCAAAATTAAAAAAAAGAGTTGAAGAAAAAGTAAGACCTGTAGCTAAAGGTGCTATTTATAATTTACAAGGTCAACCTATACCACCTGAAGTTAAACAACAAGAACAGAAAATTATAACAGCAGTTGAAGACAGTAAAAAACGAGAGGTATAAACAATGAAAATATTATGTATATTATATGATGACCCAAAAGACGGAATGCCAAAATCATATCCAGTCAAAGACTTACCAAAATTAGAAAAGTATCCAGATGGTATGACATTACCATCTCCTAAAGGAAGAGATTTCAACGCAGGAGAATTATTAGGTTGTGTTTCTGGTGAATTAGGATTAAGAAAATTTTTAGAAGACGCAGGACATACTTTAGTAGTTACGTCTGATAAAGACGCTGATGGTTGTACAGCAGATAAAGAATTAGTTGACGCAGATGTAGTCATTTCACAACCATTTTGGCCGTACTATCTAACAAGAAAAAGAATAGAGAGTGCTCCAAAATTAAAGATGGCAATTACAGCAGGGATTGGTTCTGACCACGTAGATTTACAAGCGGCTATGGATCATAAAGTTGATGTAGTTGAAGTAACTTATTGTAATAGTAGAAGTGTTGCGGAACATATAGTGATGATGATTTTATCTTTAGTAAGAGATTATCATAATCAATATAGAATAGTTAACGAAGGTGGTTGGCATATCGCAGACGCAGTTAAACGTTCTTATGATGTAGAAGGTATGCATATAGGAACAATTGCCGCTGGTAGAATTGGTTATGATATGTTAAGAAAAATGAAACCATTTGATGTACATTTACATTACTTTGATAGACATAGATTGCCAGAAGAAAAAGAAAAAGAATTAGGTTTAATCTATCACGAATCAGTAGAAGATATGGTTAAAGTTTGTGATGTAATTAATATAAGTTGTCCTTTACATCCTGAAACTGAACATATGTTTAATGATGATTTAATTAGTAAGTGTAAAAAAGGTGCTTACATAATTAATACAGCAAGAGGAAAGATTTGTGATAAGGATGCTATTGCAAGAGCATTAGAGTCAGGACAATTAAGTGGTTATGCAGGTGATGTTTGGTTTCCACAACCAGCACCTAACGACCACGTATGGAGAACAATGCCTAATCACGGTATGACACCACATACAAGTGGAACTTCTTTATCAGCACAAGCAAGATATGCTTCTGGTGTTAGAGAAATACTTGAATGCTTTTTTGATGGTTCAGAAATTAGAAATCAGTATCTTATAGTTAAAGATGGAGACCTTGCAGGTATGGGTGCTCACTCTTACTCAAAAGGAACAGCAACAGGTGGTTCAGAAGAGGCGGCGAAGTTTAAGAAGTAAAATGGAAAAATGTAGAAATTGTGGTAAGGACGCTCATTGTCCTGAAAAGTATGTAGAATATACTAGTTTTAGTCCAGACGGAAAAATTGTTTGTAATAAATGTGACTGTTCCGTTTGTGAGAAACCACGACCCAATGTTAAAACAGGAGATGAAATAGTACAGTAATGGATAGCGAATTAGTATTAATGTTAAGTAGGTTGTGGCCTATGTTTGTTGCTTTTATATTATTAATAGTAACTTTAGCACAATCACATTATAGAATAAAAGTGTTGGAAGAAAAAGTTAAAGTAGCGTTTGAGTTAATTAATAAATTAAACGATAAAAAATGAACATACTTTATACTCTAGCGGGTATTGTGGCAATCTTAACTATTATTATAGTTATGAGTGTCTTTCTATTTGCTTCTATTTAATAGAATAGCAATTAACCTTTTCTTTCTTACCCTTTACAGTACAAATACCTAGTTTATAAAACTTAAAGTCTAAATCTTTTTTAGTATTTTGAGATATTACTATTGTAGTATTGAAATCTTTACTCTTACCTTCCAATCTACTTGCCAAATTAACAGCGTCACCAATAACAGAATAATCAAAACGTTGTTCAGACCCCATATTACCTACAAGACACTCACCAGTATTGATACCTATACCAATGTTCAAAGGTGGGTCAAACTCTCCACTCTTATTCATTTTTTTAACTGTTTTTCTCATTTGGTACGCAGATAATATTGCTAGTCTTTTATGTTCTGGATTATCAAGTGGTGCGTTCCAAAATGCCATTATACAATCACCCATATACTTATCAATAGTACCACCATTTTTTAATATTATACCCGTCATTGCAGTTAAAAATTTGTTAACATATCGGGTAAGTTTTTCTGGATTACCTTTCATAGATTCCGATATAGGAGTAAAGCCACGTATATCAGAAAATAAAAATGTCATTTCTTTTCTTTCACCACCTAGTTTTAATAGTGATGGATTCTTTTGTAGTTTCTTAACCATATCTGGAGATAGATAGTGTTCAAATTGTTTCTTAATTTGTAGTCTTAATTTATTTTCTTTTGCATAGTTTTGATATGTTAACTGACCCCATATAATAGAACCTATTACAAGAGGACTAAACCAATCAGTTATGATTAAGTGTTGCGTCCATAGATAAGAACTTGCAAGTGTTAAATCAAATAAGTATCCACCAAACCATATCGCAGACCATATCACACTACATCTAGGTATAACTATGAGAAAGAATAGAGCACCTAATATTATAAATGCTAATTCACTATGTGGTAACCAATAAGGTCTACTAATAAAATTACCTGACAATAAAGTTTCTGTACTGATTGCCATAATTTCGTGTGTGTTCTTTAAACCATTCGGAGTAGTTACAAACGTTGAACCTTTGAACGTTGTACCTATGAAAACTATTTTACCTTTTACAGACGACCAATCTTTATCAGTAAAATCTATTCTAGGAATATGATGTCTGAAATCAATCCAGATATTATCTTTTGCTGAAGTTTTTGCATTGATAACTTTTAAGATAACATCAGGTATAGAACCATCAAGAGGTAGTTTTCTTATAGTGCCATCTATATCAACTGGTACAGATACATTACCTATTGCTAATGCTTTACGTGATATACTTTGTAGATTTTTTACTTCATCCGTTTCAGTAAGTATGACTGGATATTTTGAAATCATTTTTAAAAATACTTCATCACCACCTAATCTATCTTTATGTGGGAAGACTACTTGAAGAACGACTAGAGCGGCACCATTTTTATATGCATTGATTATAGTACGACCAAGTAAATCTCTTTTCCACGGCCATTGTCCATTCTTTTTTAATGCTTTGTCTGAAATGTCTACTAGAACTAAACTCCTTGATTCATAATTCTTACCAAATGATTGGTAGAAATCAAAGGTGTTTAGCTTTGCTGTCTGTAGCAGTACTGGATTTGATAAGTATATTCCTAGTAATATTATCAAAGTTAGATATACAGTCCACGATTTAGCCAATATTTTAATCATATACTATATTTAGTACAGATTTATTATAAATATATACATCAACGAGAGAGAGAAAATGAGATTAATTACCATTATTTTAACAGTATTATTGTTATCTTCTAGTGCCTATGCAAGCGAATTAGGTTTTAAATTTCACAGTCCATCATTTAGTGGAGTAGGGAAATCATCACACTACTTAACGATAGAGAACATTGAGAAGACTAGGAAAGACGCCATAAAAGCAGCTGAAAAAGCGGCGGCAGATAAAGTAATAGCAGACGCTAAATCAACAGCAATAGCAAAATTTAAAGCAAATGTTGAAGCAAGATTTTATACAGCACTTGCTAAACAACTTACAGATAACGTTTTTGGTACAGATGGTCTACAACAAGACTCAGGTACATTTACATCACCGATTGGTGGTGAAGTAGTAACTTGGGCAACAACAACTACAGGATCAAACGATACTGTAACCGTAACTGTCACGGAGTCCGATGGAACTGTAACGACATTTACAATGCCTAAAGAGGACAACTCGTAATGTTTAAATACATAGGAATATTCCTACTTTCTTTAATGTTAGTGGGTTGTGCAGGTAAACCAAAGTTTGATATAAGAACTCAAACAGTTGCTTATAAAGACTTGTCAGTTATATCAGCACCAAAAGGTGACCCTATTGTACTTGCTGTCTATGACTTTTTAGATATGACAGGTCAAAAGAAACCTGGTGGAAACTTTGCGTCTATGAGTACAGCAGTAACTCAAGGTTCATATCAGTTGTTGATTAAAGCATTACAAGACGCAGGCGAAGGCAAATGGTTTAGAGTAGTAGAACGAGCAAGTTTGCCAAGTTTATTACAAGAAAGAAAATTAATACGTTCTACAAGACAACAAGTTAATGGAGAAGGTGCAGAACCATTACCGCCATTGTTATTTGCAGGTGCATATATAACAGGTGGTATTGTAGGGTATGATAGTGATATTAAATCAGGTGGTTTAGGTGCTAGAATATTAGGTATTCAAAGCAACAAACAATTTAGACAAGATATAGTTACTATTATATTAAGACTAGTTAATGTACAAACTGGTGAAGTAGTGATAACAACTACTGTTGAAAAGACTATTGTTTCAACTATGACTGGTGGAGATATATTTAAATACTTTGATACTGATACAATGTTATTAGAAGTTGAAGCAGGATATGCTAAAAACGAACCAGTAACTTTTGCAGTAAGAAAAGCAATAGAAAAAGGTGTAGTAGATTTAATTAATCAAGGTGCAGAAAAAGGACTATGGGAGTTTGAACCAATAGTTGAAGTACCTGAAATTAAAGACTACCTAGATGAAACTGGTACAAGTGATATAACAATTGATATGGGCGAAGTAAAACCAGAAAAAACTTACGAGGATTTTTTAATAGAAAAAGAAAGACAAAAAGAAGAACGTAAGAAAAAAATACAAGCAGAAATATCAGACGAAAAATTAAAGAAAACTGCTGAAGAAGAAGAATGGAACCAAGTAGACGAAACAGAAGAGGAGAACAAGTCAGATGAAAAAGATAGTAATGGCAATAGTGATTCTTCTAGCGACAACAATTAATTGTTTAGCAGGTAATTCCGTATATATTCAACAAGATAATCAAAACAGCGACGGATCAATCTTTATAAAACAAGATGGTTCAGGAAATAAAGTAGGTATAAGTACATCATCAACCTTTAATGTAAAGGGTGCAAACTTAACACTTATCATAAAACAATTAGGTAATTCAAATTTAGCAACTGATAGCAACCATAAGTCATTTATGGGTTCTAATATGACTTTTGATTATATTGCTACAGGTAATTCAAACGTATTAAGATTAGACCTAGATGACGTAGGTGCTGATGGTCATTATTATGATATAGATATTACAGGTGCTTCAAACATAGTAGAGATAGATACAAATGTTAATGATGACATACAAGATACTCACATAGATTTAGATATAAGAGGAGACTCAAATGATTTTTGGGCATATGTTAGAGGTGATTCACACTTCTTATATGTTCTTATGTCAGGTAACTCAAATGATGTAGAATTTTATGGTGCAACTAACTCAACTGGTATGGTTGGTTCTAGTAAAGCAAATGTTATGATTGGTCCTGATGTAGAGTCACACGGTATCTTTGCAGATACAACTGGAGATGAAGGTGCTACAATTGATGTTTATATAATTGGAAGCTCCAATACGGTTCATATGGCAAGTTGGGGTGCAAGCAACTATCAAGTACACGATATCATAGGTGACTCAAATATTTTAGATGTTCATCCAGACGCAGTTGGTTCACACGTTAGAATGATACAATATGGAGATAATAATTATATGAAAACGGTAACTAGTGGAGATGATAATACATTTAGATATTATGGAAGTGGTGGAAATAATAAAGCATATGTTTATATCTATACTTCGGACTCAACAGTAGAGTTAAAACAAACAGGCGGTGCTAATACTGCCACTCTTACAATTTCTGGTTCATCAATATACGATTATACTTTACTTGTAGACCAAGATGGTTCAGATACTTGTACATATTCATACAATAGAAGCAATCAAACAGCAGATACAACTGTACAATTAAATAACAGCGGGTGTTAAATGAGAAAGATATTTTTACTAATATCATTTCTAGTACTCTTCTGTTCTAGTGCGTTGGCTCAAACCGTTGGTACGGTTATAGGTCAAATGGGTACTACTTGGAATGAACGTGATGGAAAAATTGAAAATACTTCAATGGGTTATGAATTACAAATGTGGGACTTTCTTCAAACAGGTGAAGATGGTGGTATGATATTAAAGTATGCTGATAATACTAAATTTACAATGGGTCCAGGTACAGAATTAACTATTGATGAATATTCTTTTGATACTTCTGTTATACCAATTAAAATTGCAATGAACGTATCAGTTAATGTTGGTACATTTACATACGAATCAGGTTCTATATCTAATTTAGGTGGTGAAGTTAATATAAATGCTGGTAATGCCACAATTACAGTACAAGGTACTGCTTTTTCAGGAACAGTTGATACTTCAGGCAAAGCAACAATTACTTTGTTGCCTGATAGTAATGGTGCAGTAGGTCAAGTAACTGTATCTAATGACGCAGGTTCTCAAACAATAACTAATGCTTACAATTCAGTAACCGTTTATACAAATGATTTAGCACCTACACCTCCAAAAATAGAAACTAATAAACAAGATATTATTGAGTTAGATAAATTTGAAGATGAAATAAAAGATGAATCAACAAAAACTTTTGGTGATGTAGAAAAAAAATCTGAAATGTCTAAAGAAGAAACTCAAGCACAGGAGATGGAAGAGGCATTAATTAATGAAGAAGCAAGTGTTGTAGAAGATAGTAATACAATTGTTGCTACTGATATGTCAATTGGTGAAACAGACGCAATGGTTGAAATGGAATCAGTAGAAGAAAGTACTTTAGTTGAAGTTATAGATGATGTTGATACATCTTATTATGACGAATGGGAAAGTGATTTAAAAGATTGGGGTTATATAGATGAAGATAACCAGATTTCAGTTTGGGATGCAGAAGGTGAAAAAACTATGGACTGGGATGACGCAAAGAAAATGTATGCAGAAATGGATCAAGCATACTTTGACGCCATTGGTTGTTCAGATTGTACTTGGGACACTATAAATTGGGATGATGTAGATTGGGACGCAGTTGATTGGGAAGCATACTATGATGAGTATAATGAACTATTAGAAGATTATGGATTAACTTCTTGGGCAGTTGAAGAAGAAGAGGTTAACGTAGTTGAAGAAACTAAAGATGAAACAGAAGCAGATGTAGTTGAAGGATATACTTGGGAAGATTTTGCTTTAGATGACGCTTACTATAGTAATTCAGAATACAAAGCGGCAGGTGGTCCTCCAACATTAACTGTACAAAACTATTGTGAGTATAATGGATATGATGACTACTGGTGCAACCAAGATTATGTTGATTGGTTAAATGATTGGTACAAAGATGATTGGACTTTAAAAGTAACCAATGATAGTTGGACTAAAGAATCTAAAAAGATATTTGGTAAACTATATGGTTGGTGTGGAAGTTATCCTAATTATAAAATGTGTGAAAATCAACCTAAACCTTGGAAGATGAAAGATTTAAAGAAAAAATATATAACAGATTGGTCTTGGAATGATTGGGATGTTTATTGGGACGCATTATATGATTGGTGGTATACAGGTTATGATTATAACAATGAAGATGACCAAAGTAATTGGGAAGATGAATATAATTATGAAGATGACTATGATATAGACGCAGAATTAGAATTATTATTAGCAAGTTATGATAAAGAAGAGTGTTTAAATTATGGATATTATTGGGACAATGCCAAGTCTAGTTGTGGTACTGAATGGGTAGATAATAGTGGTTCAGAAACAACTGTAACTGCTAGTGGAGAAACTTTAAATTATAGTACAGGAGATGTAACTCAAACTTTAACAACAACCAGCGGTGGTGTGTCAACAAGTACTACTTCTACAGGAAGAGTATCAACGTTAGATAACGATTTTGACGCAACTGCCTCAACGTCTGGTGATTACACAATCATAAATAGATATAACGACAACCATAGAGCTTATATTAAGACTGAAACTAGTAATGAAGCAGACGTCCAAATATTACAAGATAAAGAAGCTCAACACATTGACGTAGGGACTTCCTCTACACAAAATAATATAACTATAATACAAACGGATTAAATATGGACTACGGAACTATCAATTTATTCATAATCTTTGGATTACTAATTTATATGGACTGGTCTATCTATAGATGGATAGATAGAGAATTTTAATGGCTGATTTACAAGTAGATATAGCAAAACTAAAAAAAGACATTGAGCAAGTCAATAGTATTCACACACGTTTAGACACAGCAATAGACAAATTAACAGATGTATCAACATCTATTAAGTCTATGTTGGCAGTACACTCCGAAAAAATTGCTAGACAAGAACAAGTTGATGAAATTATATTTGAAAAATTGAAAGAAAGAGCAAGTGAAATTGACAATATACATAGAGAATTAACTAGAGAAATAGAACAAAGTGAAAAACGATTATTATTAGAAATTAAAGCAATAAGAGTTGATATTGGTTCCAGAGTTGGTATGTTAGAAAAATATAGATGGATTATACTAGGTGGTGCTATAGTAATAGGATGGATAGTATCTGGCAATTTTGAAGCAATTGTCAAGCTAATGAGCTAGAGAAAAATTGTTACCTTTTACCCGAGGAAAATAGCCTGGGTATTTTTTAGTCACCAGGTTTGAGCGTACAGACTTGACTATTTTTGTTAAATGGTGTATATTATGAGATAGTGTTATGTCAAGTTATATAGATTTAAAGTATATTAATTCAATCTCTTCAGGATTGGATAAGTTTAAAAAGAAAAACGATTATCTCTTCAATTTTAGGTGTCCACATTGTGGAGACTCGCAGAAGAGTAAAACTAAAGCAAGAGCATATCTTTATAGAGTAAAAAACGATATGTTCTTCAAATGCCACAATTGTGGTATGGGTCAGAATTTGGCAAATTTCATCAAATATCTGGATCCCAAAAAATACGGAGAATACTTATTAGAGAGATACAAAGGATCGGCACCTTCCACGCCTCAACCTAAATTTGACTTTAAACCAACAAAGTTTGAAGAACCAAATTTACTAGATTCTTGTATTAAAGTAAGTACGTTAAAAGACGGACATCCTGTAAAGGAGTACGTAAGAAAGAGATTGATCCCTCCACAATATTATGAGATAATTTATTTTGTTGACAAATTTCATAATTTTGCCAATAAAGTGAAACCAGGGATTTTTAAAGAAAGTTATGAACACCCTAGATTAATTATTCCTTTCTTTGATGTAACTGGTAAGTTGTTTGCATTTCAAGGCAGAGCATTTGGAAAAGAACAACCAAAATATATTACTATTAAACTTGATGAAACAAAACAAAAAGTATATGGACTTGAACGTGTAAATTATCAAAAACATATTTACATAGTTGAAGGTCCACTTGATAGTTTGTTTTTAGATAATTGTTTAGCGGCAGGCGGAGCTGATTTAACTCTACGTGTGCCGAGTGACCAAGTTACATATATATTTGACAACGAACCTCGTAATAAAGAAATAATAAAACGGATGTACGCTGTGATTGAAAAAGATTACAACGTAGTTGTTTGGCCAAATGATGTGCAACTTAAAGATGTAAATGAAATGATTATGGGTGGTATGAAAAGAGAAGAGTTAATAGATATTATAAGTAAGAATACATTTAGCAAATTAGAGGCATTAACGAAATTAAACTATTATAAGAAATGTTAGGAGTGTGTAAATAAAAATGGTGAATGAGAATATAAGTGTAGTGAAACGTAATGGGAGAGGTAAAGAATCTCTCAATATTGAAAAGATACATCAAATGGTAGAATATGCGTGTGAAGACATAACGCAAGTTTCTGCTTCTTCTGTAGAAATGAATAGTGGTCTACAATTTTATGATGGCATATCAACAAACGAAATTCAACAAATCTTAATTAAATCAGCAAACGATTTAATCACTTTAGAAAATCCAAATTATCAATATGTTGCCGCTAGACTATTACTCTATAGTTTAAGAAAACAATTATTCCATAAAATGTGGGATCATCCACATATTTACGACCACGTAAAAAAATGCATTGATATTAATGTATATGATAAAGAAGTTTTAA